CCTCCAATCAAATATTATGAGTTAAATGGAGGGGCTTTGTTAATGTCTAATGCCGATAAGGTAAAAGAGTGGGAAGAAAAAAAAGAAGCATATCTAAATGATAGCGAAATAAAAAAAGAAAGGCAATTAGATAAAAAAGAAGATCTTAAGGAAGAAGAGGAGTTTGTAATATTACCAAACAAGAACAAAGACATTAATGATAGGCTTGATTTAAAAATCCAATTAAATGGAGTTTTAGTAGATGAGATAAATATACCAAACGTTTCGGTTCTCAGAAAAAGAAAAAGCATTTTATCTGAAACTGCAGAAAGACTTATACAAACTAAGTTTTATGTAAAAAAGAAAGACATTGTTAAAACTATTTTATTTAATGATACTATAAATATAATAACAAAGGAAGTTTAGTGGCAACATACACATTCTTATGCGAACAATGTAATTCTAGAACCGAGTTAAGGCAATCTATCCACGACCCTCTGCATACTCCACGATGCAATGATTGCGACAGTTCTAAGCACATGATTAGAGATTTTGAATCAGATATTGGGTATTCTATTGGACCGCCAAAAACATTAGGATCGTTTGCTGACAAAAACTCTACAAGGCTATCCGAAGATGAAAAGCAAGCCATTTCCAAAAAGAATAAAACAGATAAAGATAGTCGCCCAATGGATGAGTCTTTAAAAACCTACAAACCAGGAGAATAATATGGACGACGGTACTTTTGTCCAGAATAAAAAAAACGAGATCTTTAATAAGGCTGTAAATAAAGATAATCATGACACAACCTACACTATGGTTGGCATGGGTGATGAAAAAGATTATACTGGCGCTGATATTTTACGCGAGTATAAAGATCCTACTAACGGAAGAGTTTATGCTGCCCATGATAGATATTTAGCAGCAGCAAGAATTATTAAAGTTGGGTCTATAAATAAATATTATGTCAAAATGAGCGATAATCAGGAAATATTCGACCCAGCCAATGTAACACATATTAGAAACGCAAAGGTTATGAGAGGCGGAATCTCTTTATTTAATATGCGTCAAGTTACCAAGGGGCGTTTTGACAACTACATGTCTTATTTAAAGAGCAAAAATCAACGACACTATACCCAGGCAAGAAAGGCTATATAATGACTAAAGGACCACTGACAGAAATAGAGATGGCTGCAATTCGATCTCTAGTAGAGGAAAATAAAACGCCATTAGAAATCAAGGAGGTTTTAGGTAGAAGTAGAAATAGTTCAATAGTTAATAAATATATCAATGAAATAGAAGTATTATTTACTCAAGAACAGCATAATGAAGAGACTAATTCTAATTTATTATCTAATTGGGAAACGGCTGTTTCTAAAACAATTGAGGACTTAACTAAGCAGGGGGTTCCATTAAACAACGCCCATGAATTAGTTAAAAACGCTCTTAGTAAAATAGATTTAAATGGGGAGCCGTCCTCTAAATCCATTATGAGCTTCGTTAAATCGGGTGCTGGAAATTCTGGTGGGGCTCGTGGACTACAAACTATGAAGAAGTGGGGAAGGTCTACTGTAGTATCTTCTAATGAAGCGTCTTCATCTGCATCGGACAGGACTGGTGGACCTCTAGACCAAAATAGAAGCGGTGTAGGCGGACATATCTTTAAACCTAATGGTTAAATAATGAAATACAGCTCTCGATTTTCGCCAGGGAAAAAAGTTTCTGGCACTCAATTGGTAGCAGAACTGATTTGTGAGAAAAAGGCGGTACATGAAGGAATAGAGTTGCCGGATAAATTTTGGATGCTAAAAAAATGGCTAAATTATTTAAAATTTCAAACAAAGCCAGCTAGTAAATTGGTAAAAGAATTTGGGGTGGTCCCAATTCTTAAGGCTCTTAGAGATACTAGAACTAAAAAGGTGTATTCTTTAAATCATCCTATTATTATAGAAATCTGCAAAGAGTATAAAAAGATACAAGCTTCTATTAGTGATGAATTAGTGGTTGAAGAAATTAATATTACAAGAGATAGCATTGGGCTGTTCTCAAAGAAAAAAACAAACTTGGATTTATTAGACTGATGGCAAAAACCCGTATAGAAAAATTAATGGAGTCTGTTAAAGTTAGTGCTGCAGACTTTATTGAAAGGGAGAGAGCTATTCTTAAACTGTCTCCTGCATTAAATTATATATTAGGCGGAGGTATAACAGAGGGCAGTTTTACATTAATCACTGGAGCTCATAAATTTGGGAAAACCGCCGCCAGTCTATATATTTGTAAACAAGCACAAAAAGCGCTTGGTTATAGAGTTGTTTATTTAAATGGCGAACACAGATTAACTAAACGAGATATATTATCTACTAAAGGACTTGATCACAAAAATGCAGATGTTTATACCTCTAATAAGAAAGATATGATTTATGCAGAAGACTTTGTAAATCTTGCTAGAACAGAATTAGAGACTGAAGAAAAGGTTATTTTAATTGCTGATTCTTTATCTCAAATGTGTCCAAGAGAATTGGCTGATAAACCAGATATTGGAGAACAGTATAGAGATCCGACACCAAAAATCCTGGCAAACCTTACTCGTGTATTGTCTCCAATTCTATCTGTAACCAACAATATTTTTATTGCTATCACTCATAGTCATATGGATACTAGCGGCAAGTCTTTTGGTAGTGGTAGAGTAGAGGGCGGAGGTACCAAAATTCAGTACGCTCACGACTTTAAATTAAAGGGGCTTTATGCTCAGTCTTGGGAAGATAAAATCGGCAATGAAATTGGTAAAAAGATGAACTGGGAGTGTGGTACGTCTGCACTAGGACCACCAAAACGTAAATGCACTGGATACTTAAGATATAATCATGGCATTGACGAAGAAATGGAGCTTATGTCATTAGCTCAATTAGCTCAAATACCATCCCTTAAAGTTGCTGGCTCTTGGCTCACTTTATTTGACCAAAAGGTTCAGGGCATAGATAATGCCGCTGCGTTATTAAGAAAGGATAAGGAGCTATATTCCTCTGTTGAGACTGAGGTTTGGAGCATCCTTGGTAATAGGACAAGTTTTGGCGAATCAGAAGATGATGGGGCTGAATCGGAAGATGTACCCGATAAAGAATAATAATTTTGCTGAGATAGAACAAAAATCATCAGCATTACATAAAAGGGCGGTTTTAGTAGTAAAAAGCCGCTTTCCAACTGTCCGAATTCTAGAAGAAATCAGTGTAAAAGTAGATGTTGGTAAAACACTATTCTTAGACATTTATCTACCCAGTCTGGGCATAATAATAGAGGTTAATGGAAAACAGCATTTTGAACGATGCGCTCATTTTCAATCCAAAGAACAATTTTCAGTTCAGCGACATAATGACAGAATTAAATCAGAGTGGGCTGAATTAAACGAACTAAGACTGGTAAATTTTAACTATGACGAATCAGACACAGACTGGAAGCATAAACTCGACGGATGAAATGCTAGATGAGTTTAATAAATCCTTAAGGTTGTATAGAACGACAGCACCTGTTGAAGATTTTAACAGTGTTGTTAATATAAATATTGATAAAATGCGATCTTTTTCTAAAGACGACTGCTTTGCGTTCTGCAATGCTTGTATACAATATTCTGTATATTTACAACGATGTGAAAATAGAGAGCGTGCCCGTTTATCAGTTTGTCAGAATATGCTAAATAAAATAGCCGGTATTTCTTGGAATGATTCTAAGGTATATGGTAGCGCAGATCTTAAAATGGAAGTTATGGCTGGATCTGGAGAACACCCCAAGCTTAGACAGTTTTTAGATGAAAAAATGGGGCTTGAAGCCCGCGTGCAAGAAATAACTGGTTTGGCTAATATCGTAAGACATCAGGCGGATATTTTTAGAGAGATGGCGAGGTGTAAATAAAGTGTCTATTAATAATCTAACGCAAGCAGAAAAAGATTTACTGTTAGAGAGTCTTCTAGCAAAATTAAATGGTTCTAGTACAGAATTAATAAACACAGAAAGTTCAGATAAACCAAGTAAAAAAAGGAAGAGAAAACGGAAGAGTAAAAATGAAAAAGACGAAAACATTGAACATAATGAACAACAAGAAGGAGAAAATCAAAGGAATAAACGAAAACCAGATCCAATACAAAGAACGGTATCTATTAAGGATAGAAATAAACCACCACAGTTTTTAGAAAATGATACGCGTGTTGCACCAGAAGATACCAACGAATTTGATAAAAAGGTTTGGGCTAATAGAAAACCCACAGAAAGAAAAGGTAAAGTACAAAAAGTACAAGTTAGATGTGAACGCTGCTTAAAGATTGATGAGGTTTATCCTAGTCAAATAACTCAAGTGGTTGGAAGAAATAATGATACATCTTATAGATGTAATAACTGTTCAATGAGAGGTGGTTAAGAGTGCCTACTGATGTGATTGCAGAAAAGGCGGTTTTGTCAGCAATATATAATGGAGGGTCTGAGGTTTTTTTTGATGTATGTGACGTCATTCAAAACTCTAACACATTCTCTATACGACATAACGAATATTTGTATTTGTGCTTAAAACATGCAATAGAAGGAGATAATACAAAAAGACCAGATATAGCAACAATATTTACATCAGCACAAGAACAAGGAATTCCATTATCACAAGAATGCCAAGAGCACATTAATCAAGTAATATGTTTTGACACAGACTCTAGTAACGCCAGACAATATGCTGGTAAAATAAGAAAACTAAAAGTAGGGTCTCTTTTAGAAGCTCAACTACAAGCCGCTCAAGGAGATATTGGTCAGATAACTGGAAGAGAAGCTATTTCCGAAATACTAGGATTGGCAGAGAATAGAATATTTGATTTTTCTCAGCTAATAAACGACATAGATTCTGAACCAAGGGATTTAAGTGGCGGATTACTAGATTTAATAAAAGAACGAATAGAAAACCCCGTAGAACAAGTCGGAGTTTCAACAGGTTTTCCAAGATTTGATTCTGCAATTGGCGGTGGTTTGCGTCCGTCCTCTTTAAGTGTAATAGCCGCTCGAACCAAGGGGTTTAAATCAGGTTTAGCTCTTAATATGGCTAATCATATATCCTCCCTTAATATCCCTATTTTGTACGTAGACACAGAGCTTACTACAGAAGAACAGCAGTTTAGAGTCTCTGCGTGTATTTCAGAGGTCGATATTAACCAGATTGAAACCGGTAAAGTAAAGAATGACACTGTTAACTTAGATAAACTTAGAAGTTCAATAAAGGCAAAATTACTAGACTTAAAAAATATATACCATCAAAATGTAGTAGGTACGTCATTTGAAGACCAGATTTCTATGATGCGACGCTGGTTGTTTAAAACACCTGGTATTCAATTAAATGGAAAGGCAAACCCTTGTGTAATAATATTTGATTATATTAAACTAATGGATTCTTCAGGTATGGGCGATATGGCTGAATATCAAAAAATCGGCTTTATGGCGTCTACGCTTCATAACTTCTCGGTAAAATACAATATACCAATACTAACATTTATCCAGTTAAATAGAGACGGTATAGTTAGAGAAGACTCCTCTGCTATTTCACAATCAGATAGGGTTGCATGGTTTTGCTCTAACGTCTCAATATTTAAGCCAAAAAGCAATGAAGAGATTATGGCGGAAAACGAATTGGGTATAATTGATGCGGGCAATTTTAAATTGATGACATTGCATTGTAGGCACGGTAAAGGTATTCGTCATGGAGACTATATTAACGTTGAGGTAACCGGAAATTTCTTTAAGGCTTCTGAACGTAATATGCATACAGAGAATGTTGAAAATGCTAAGAGTGAGTCGTCTTACGTTGACGAGGGTATAGTAGGCTCTGATGGAAAAACAAATATCGAATTTTAGAAACCTTCTAGATAAACTTGGTATTCGGGCAAATTATTCAAATGGAATATTTAAGTGTCCGTGCCCAGTTCATGATGGAGATAACCCAACAGCATTCTCTATGTATAATAACACTGGGGTTTGGACATGTTGGACACATAATTGTCAAAGTAAATGGGGTCCTAGTCCATATGGCTTAATAGCCGCAATGTTAAATAAACACGGTATTAAAACTACCGTAGACAGTTTTTTAAAAGATAATCAGATTTTTCTTAGCGATATTAATTACACCGAAGGTATTAAGTCAATTAAGTATAATAATGTTATTATGTCTAGAGACGAATACTTGAAAAAAATAAAGGTGCCGTGTAAATATTATTTAAATAGAGGTTTTGAAAAGTCGACTCTTTTAAAATACGATGTTGGAACTTGTTTAGATAAAACTAAAAAATTATACGGCAGTGCTATAATACCAGTATATAATACTAGTTATACTGGAATCACAGCATATTCAGCCAGAAAGAATACTAGTGATAAACAATATAGATGGAAACATATGAGCGGTGGTTGGCGATCCAACTCTCTTTATAATTCATGGTTTGCGAAATCACACATTAAAACATCTGGAGTTGCTATTTTATGCGAAGGACCAGCAAAAGTTTGGAGGTTAGAGGAGGCTGGTTTTAACAACGCTATGGCTATTTTTGGGACAAAATTTTCGCCAGGACAACAACAAATTTTAAGTACATGCGGTGCTGAACATGTGGTTATATTGTTTGATAATGATAATGCTGGTAAAATAGCGTCTGGTGATATTGCTGAAAAACTAAAGGGATTGTATAATATAACTATCCCCAAAGTTTCATTTATAGATTTAGATAATACGGATCCTAAAACAATCCAAAAGGAATTAAAAAAACAAATATGACTAGAATAATTGCTATTGGTGGTAAAAAGAAAAGCGGGAAAGGGCTTGCGGGAACCTACTTATCAGGATTAATACTTAGCTCTAGAAACAGCATTAAAGACTTTAGGCTAGACCCAAAGAATTCTGATCATTGTATAAATACAATAGCAGGAAGTCGCGGCTCTAATAATATACATATTAATGATATTGACCCAAGTATTGTAAAAATATATGGTTTTGCAGATAAGTTAAAAGAGATTTGCGCCTCTATGTTTAACATAGATATAAAACTATTATATGGCAATGAAGAGCAAAAAAATTCACTGACGGACATAAAATGGAAAGATGTCCCTGGCGTTGTGACAGATAAAGAGTTTTATGATAAGCTTTTAGCTTGGGAAAAAAGAAATCACAGAAAATTAGGTCGCAATAAATTTGGACAACTTCCAACGTCTATAACATATAGACCAAACGAGAATATAACTGTTAGAGAGTTATTGCAGTATTTTGGCACTGATATATGTAGGCGTATTTTTAATTCGTGCTGGGTTAACTCACTAGACTATCAAATAAAACAAGATAAACCAGAGTTTGCAATAATTACAGATATGCGATTTAATAATGAATTCCATTATGTTAACACATCTTATTTAAATAAGTCTGTAACAGTATTGTTGTTAAGAGATATAAATAATAATCTAGACGGTCATATTAGCGAAAACTCGTTTGATAAAGACTTGCCGTGGAAGATTGTAATAGACAATAGAGCGGGCACTCCACAAGATATGTGTGCTGCATTGATTTCACGAATTAAAGAAACTAATATACTAAGACCAGTATGATCCCAATCCAAAGACTTAGCGCCTCGTCCATTGAAGATCTAGATAAATGCGAATTATCTTTTTTTATTAAGTATGTTTTAAATAGACCGGACCCGTCTGGAGATAAAGCAGAAAAGGGGACTGTTTGTCATAATGTGATGGAGGCTATTGCCATTTCCAAACAGTTAATGGAGAAAGGGCAAAAAACCACTAAAAACGAAATATTTGGAACCTTGCGACAAACCTACGATATACGCAAATTATTTAAAAAGGCATTTGAGTATAGTAAAAACACAAATCCTCATCTAAAATGGGGGGATGCGGATCGTGACGAAACTTGGGATTTTTTATCTACTAGCTTTGGGCATAAGTTTTTTCCAGATAATCATAAAGAAATAATACAGCCAGAGCAATATTTTCGCATTGAAATTCCTTACGATTGGGCTAGGTATTCTTATCTAGATGATGGAGAATTAAAAGAAAGCCGGTTGCTTGTTAGTGGAAAAATAGATATCATGTTTAGAGACCACGACAACTCTTTAAACTATTTAGACTATAAATTTGGTGCAAAGCCGATGAACTGGAACAGGTTTAAGGAATATTCTTATGAAGATATGTATAAAAATATTCAGCTTTGCTTATATTATTGGGCTGTGAGACAATTACACCCAGAAGAACATCCTATTACACATATTTGGTACCCAAGAGCTAATAAGTTATGGACTTATCATTTTGATGAAGAGCAAATAAACACTGCTATGAAACGAGTTAAGGCTTGTTTTGAAAAATTAAAATTCGCAGCCAAACCATCTCCTAATTATGGTCAGGCTAGATGTAATATGTGTTATTTTAGAAAGGCTTCAATGACTGATATTGGGCTTTCTCAGTTATCTATGGAAGCTAATGGATCGGAGCATTTTAAGTTAGCTAAAGACGAATCACCGTGTGTGTGTGACACAATGGTTAAATTTTTCTCTGCTCGAAGTGTTGGGCAGGTTATTTCAGCTTGTAAAAAAGAAAGAGAGTGATCATGGCATTACCGCAAAATAAATTTTCTATTACCGCAAAAATTTGGAAGGAACCGGGTCAAACAAAAAACGGACACCCAAAGATCAATCTTGTTGTTGATTCTGGCGAAGATGTTGAAGAAGGAAAGGAGCCAAATGCTTTTTGGATAGATGCTATTGCATGTCAAGAAGATTCTAAACTCCAAGTTCAGGACCATGGGTTTAAAAAGTATGATATTGTAGACGTTGAAGGTCTTTTACTTCCCCCGCGAGTATGGGAAGGTCGAGCCTTTCAAACTATGTTTATTAATACAATTAAACCACACGAAACTCAAGTAACAGAATCTCAAGAAAAGGTTACCGCACAAGAAGACAGTACAAAAGAGGAGGATATTCCATTCTAGCACAACAAAGAATTTTTCGCTGTTCATTATTGTATATTTGTATTCCGAGGATATAATGGGTTTTATACCGCTTGCTTGTAAAACACAAGGGTCGCTAGGAATTTCTCAAACCACAGCGAAGGATCTGGCTGGCTTTTGTGTAAAATACAACATGCAGTCTGTTGGGCTTTGTGATGTTGGCAATTTATCTCAATCCATCTCTTATTATCAGGCAATGAAGAAGGTTGATAAAAAGCCAATTTTTGGAATACAGTTAAGGGTTTGTGGAAAACAAGCTAGTGTTCATGAAGATAATCCAACAGAAAAAAGACTAATATTAATAGCAAAAAATAAAAAGGGGTGGGAACAATTACTGCTTATTTCATACGAAAGCAGTCACCCAGCTCTTTTTGATAATGGCGGCAGGTTATCAGTTATTGAGACCTGCAAGTACATTACGGACGACTTAATTGTAATAGCGTCATCAGATTTATCTCTAGAAGAACTTAATCATTTAAAAAACGCTTCTAAAAATTTGTGGTGTGGAATTAATCCAATTGAAGGTTTGACTAAAAATGAATTAAACTTAAAGGTTGTTCCAATTACCCCCAACTATTATCTAGATCCTGGCGGATTCGAAATAAATAAAACGCTATTATCTGACAGCTTAGGGGTAAAAATAACAGACCTTGACGCACATCCGGCTTTACAAAATACAAATTATTGCATTCAAGGAAGAACCCTAAAGTCTAAATGGGGGTTTTCTGATAATGAAATAGAAAATACTGGTAAGATTTTTGAAGAGATTGATGAATTTTCAATATTAAATGAACCAGCATTACCGAATTTTGATTGTCCTGATGGTCATAGCCAAGACGAATTTCTTAGAAGAAAATGTTGGGAGGGGTTTAAAAGACTTAATATTACACAAGGATTAAAATATATTGAGCAAATCAAACATGAGCTAGAGGTGATTAAGGAAAATGGAATGGCTGGTTATTTTTTAGTCATGTCTGATATTACAGATTTTTGTAGAAGAGAAAACATTTTAACCGGCTATGGTCGCGGTTCTGCTGGAGGATGTTTAATATCATATACCACCGGTATTACAAGAGTAGACCCAATTAAGCACAACTTATTATTTGAAAGGTTCTATTCGTCAGATCGTGGAGGTTTGCCTGATATTGATTTAGACATTCAACCATCCCGTAGAGATGATATTGTTAAATATATTTGTGATAAGTACGGGGAAGATCGCTTTATGCAAATATCAACATTTGGCACTCTAAAGGGACGTGCTGCCATTAGGTGTGCACTAAGAGTATTAAATCACCCAGTAGAACTACAAGACGAGATAAGTAAAACGCTTCCGGAGGAGGCTAGAATTGACGCTCAACTAGCAGAACAAGAAAGTATGTATGGAAACAAAAGCGTTATCTTATATTCTTTATTACATAATAAGAAATTTAGTAAATGGTGTGAGCTAGAAGTTATTAATGGGCAGTTTAATTTTTCTGGACCTTTAGCAAAGGAGTTTAAATTGGGCGTTGAAATTAACTCAATTATTAAGTCTAGAGGTAGGCACGCCTCTGCGTTTGTTCTTGGAGAAAAACCTCTTCATAAAACAATACCGGTAACTAGAGATGATAAAAACAAAGCTTATATACTGGATCCAGAAATGAACTCTTGCGAAAAGGCTGGTGGTGTAAAATTAGATTTATTGGGATTAACATTATTGGATAAGTATAAACATGCTACAGAAAAAATCAGAGCTCAAAAAATTTAAAGACATCTTGGTTGGCGATAAGTTTATACATAATAATTTAGTTTGGGTAAAAATAGAAAGATATACCGAATCTTGTTGTTCAGGTAATTATAATGCTCATGTGGTTGGTGATTTGAGCGAAACTAGAAATTTTGAACCTATAAAAGAGGTTAAGGTAATCGATGGCAACTAAAAATATTGTGGTAGCAGATTTAGAAACTGACGGCGGTCTAGATGAAAAATACAATCTTCATACAGATTGGTTTGAAACCGGCGAGGCGAGTGTAATTCAGTATGCTTGTATTGCAATTGATGTAAATAAAATAGAATATGTTCCAAATAGCGAGTTTTTTACTTGGGTTCTTCCGGAAGATATTGAAGATGATGATTATATTGAAAAACACCAAAGAACGTTAGACTGGCATGCTAATCTTCGTAATATCAGTGTAGAAGATTTTGTTAAACAGATTAAAGATAATGGCATTTCTCAAAAAACAGCACTCAAACAATTTTCTGAACATGTTTGTAAGTATGGGAATGGTCCTAAGACACAGCCCGGTGCTGGTGGACAAAATATTAGAGGTTTTGATACCCCCATACTTGAAATTCTTTGTGATAAATATAAAGTTAAGTACCCATTCTCTAAAAAATGGCAGGATCACTGGGACTTAATGGATGTAACTTCAAAATGGTTTTGTTATGCCGAGCAAGCTCCTAGAGGAGTTGGTATGGACGAACTGCGAAGATGGTTTAGGGTTGAAGATAAGCAAGGGCAGGCACATTCTGCTTTAACGGATATACATCACGAAGGCTACTTTATTAAAAGATTTATGAATTTTCATAAGTATATCATTCAGAACACGCCTACATTAAATAAAAGACCAACAAAGAAGGTCGTTCTTTAGTTATGTCGTTTTTTAGATATCCTGGTGGAAAATCCAAATTAAAAAAGTATATATCTCAGTATATACTTGATAATTCTGGGGGTATTGAAGAATACAGAGAACCGTTTTTTGGTGGAGGCTCTATAGGTCTGGGAGTGATTTCGCATTTTCAAAGATCTTGGATCAATGATATTGACCATCATTTATGTAAGCTATGGAAATCTGTTATTGATAGACCAGAAGAGTTAAAGTCTATGGTATCTAATTTTGTACCAAGCGTAGATTTGTTTTTTCAGTATAAAGATGAATTACTAGAAGATAAAGCTGGCAGCGATATTGTAATTACAGGATTTAAAAAGTTGGCTGTTCACCAAATGTCCTACTCTGGATTGGGGGTTAAGGCTGGGGGACCTATTGGTGGAAAAAAACAGGAGTCTAAGTATCCTGTTGGATGTAGGTGGTCACCAAAGTATATTTGTGATAAAATAGATAAGGCTAATAAGGTTTTATGCAAGTCTCTTTGCACAGATTACGACTTTGAAGAATTGATAACCTCAGAGGGCAGCCGTTTTTTGTATTTAGACCCCCCGTACTATGCAAAAGGAGAAGAGCTCTATCGCCACAGCTTCTCTATTGAAGAGCATGAGAGATTAGCGAGTTTATTAAAGGGGTGTAAAAACCCCTGGCTACTATCTTATGATGACTGCGAAGAAGTTAGAAAACTATATAGCTGGGCTGTTGTAATAGATGTGTCTGTTAAATATACTATAAACACGTCAAGGTTGAAGAGCGAGTTATTTATATGTCCAAACTAATTCAAATAACTGAAGAAGAGTTTGAGAAGTGCAAACGATGTCAAGAAGAGTGGTGGGCTGAAAGACCTGGTGATTACTATAAACAAGGAATATATAAGTATTCTATTTGGGTTGGCGCATTAGGTGAAACTGCAGTCTCTAGAATAATCAACAAACCTGTTAATTACGCATACCAAGAAGGTGGAGACAAATACGATTTTATATTAGATGGCGGAAAAACTGTAGATTCAAAGTGTAATAAATCCCCGTCAACAAGGGGGTTGGTGACTAAGATAAAGGTAAATGGACGTGAGTTGCCAGTAAATAAAGATCTGTATATATTTTCTTGCCTAACTAAAGAATTTTCTATAGAAAACAAAACTCCAACAGTTAATGTTGTTGGATATTTAACAAAAGAGGAAGTTTTAAAATGTGAAGTGGTGAGAGGGTATAAAAAAGAAAATGGAAAAATGGTTCCTGGAGACCACTTTAATTATAAAGTTCCATTTAATGTTTTAAGACCGATAGACGATTTGGTAAGTAAGGTTGAATATAAAACGTTTAAATGTGGCTGTAAATTCCCAGTAGTTGATTGTTGTTTAGAAATGCCAGACGAAGTTCCTGAAAACTGTCAAAAGACCTGGGACCTTATATGTGATGGGCTTACTTGGGGCGTGTTTCAGCTGGATTCTTCGACAGGGCAAAAATATAGTGAAGAGGCTAAGCCTAAAAATATAGATGAGATGGCTGACGTTCAGTCTATCATTAGGCCAGGAACTTTGGGAGTCAAAGAAGATGGAAAAAACCTAGCCCAACATTACTGTGACCGTAAACATAATAAGGAGAGTGCTGACTGTATGCATTCTTCAGTTGAAGATATCTTAAAAGACACTCAGCAGATCATTGTTTACCAAGAGCAGGCAATTTTCATACTCAAAAAGCTTGCCGGTTTTACTGGTGACCAAGCCGATTTGTATGGTCGAAAAGCTATCGGGAAAAAACTGGTAGATTTAATCAACGAAGGAAAAACACTATTTATAGAAGGGTGTAAAAAGGTTGGTCTGGTTAATGAAGAAAAGGCATTAGAGATTTTTCAGGGCATTGAGGCTGCTGGCAGATATTCTTTTAATAAGTGTCTGTGTCCAGAAACCACTGTTGTATATAAGGCTAAATACGACAGGAATTATAATATCGACTATAGTGCATGCTGGTTAAAAGATATAAAAGTAGGAGATGATGTAGAGGGCGACATGTTTTATCCACACACTGTAAAAAATATACATAAGAATGGAGTTTTGAAAACTTACAAGGTATATTTTATTACAGACAACAAGATGAAATTTGATATAACATGTTCTGCAACTCATAAATTTAAATTAAGTGGGAGTTTAGATACAAGAGAATTATATAATTTGCTGGTAACAGATGAAAAAGTAGAAACTTTTCATGGGGCGGCAAAAATAACTCATATAGAAGATGCTGGATTTAGAGAGGTTTGGGATTTAGAATTAACAGAAAATAAGTTAGGCAAAAATGATGATAGGTATTTTTGTGACCATTTGTATTATGCTAATGGTATTTTAACGCACAATAGTCACGCCGTCTCATATAGTTATGACGCTTATTATTATTCAGCTTATATAAAAGCTCACTTTCCTCACGCCTTTTATTGTACTGAAATGGATTTTGCTAAAGATAATGAGGCAATTAAAGACGCTATAAACGACGCCAAAAAGATGGGCATCTCAGTACGAAAACCCAGCCTTCTTAACTTTAACTGCGATTCTGAAATTAAAGATAAGGATATACTATTTCCTTTAATGAAAATAAAATTCTGTTCATCTGCTCATATACAACAAATAAAAGAGTCTTGTGATGAGATGATTACAGATACTGGAATTACAATAAATGAACTTAAATATATAGACTGGCTTACAATATTAAAGAAAACCAATAAAAAAACAGCAGAAGTACTTATTAAAGTAGGGGCGATGGATTTTGTTGGAATGCCAAGAGAGCGGTTTTTAAAAGATTTTGAAATTATTAACCAATTAACTGGAACTAAATCAGAAGCACAGCTAAAATACATTAAAAGGTTTGTTGGTACTTTATCTGAAGCTGTCGCGTCTATGATTGACCTAGGCACTGGAAAAAACGCCTTATTGTCAAATAAACGAGTTATTCCTAAAATGAATGATTTTGTTAAAATTCTACATTCTAATGAATCTATCACTAAAGATAGTCTATATCAGATAGCAGAATGGGAAAAAGAGTTTTTGGGTATAGAAATAACTTGCACTAAGTTAGATTCTATAGTAAGTTATAGTAATTCGGCATACGACTGCATGGACGTGTATGTTAAACGAATGAATGATAAAAATAGCTATACATTAAACTGCATCATTGATTCTTTTTCAAATTGGGAGAACGATCAAGGAAAAACGCACTGTTTTATAAAAATATATGACAATACATGTTTGCTAGATGCTGTGATGTTTGATAAAAATTATTCTACTGCTGATAAAAAATTATTTTACAGCGGAAACACGATAACTGTAAAAGGAAAAAGGTCCGGTAGAAGTTTTTTAATAGACGCTATTAAACAATTATAGCCAACTATATGGAGTATAATACTTTGAAAAACATGGTAAATAGGTGTAAATATGCGATTTTTATATGTAGAGATTAATGGTTGGTTTGAAGTTAATGGTAAGAGATATAAAAAGGTCTCTAGTGGTGGCGCAAAATTAAATGGTAATGGTAATGTTGTAGATTTTGCCAAATCCACCAAGGTTTTAGAGTCCTCAGCAGTTAAGCCAGTTCATGTTAAACCGCAGGTAGACAGTCTGCCTCCGATTAAAGAAGACCCCGTTATTGTAGAAGAAAAAGGACCTTTAGAAGAATTATATGGACAAGATTAAGATTTTGGTTGTTGGAGACAAATCTGTTGCTAATACCGGATTTGCGATTTATAAAAAAAATTTACTAAAAAGACTTTTAAAAAATGAAAAATATGAAGTAGCCGAATTAGCGTTTGCTGGAGTATCTGCTGAAAAATCTAAAGTTCCTTGGAGATATTATCCATGCATACCAGATCAAACAGAACCTGATTTTGAAGAGTTTCAAAAAAACCCCGGTTTATACAAAAACGGCAGCTTAAGATGGAATGAAACAGTTCTACATTTTAAGCCAGATATCGTTCTTTGTGTCCAAGACGTTTGGATGTCTTCATATATTGCCACTTCTCCGTATAAGGAGTTTTATCATGTTTGTGCTGCGGTCCCCGTAGATTCACACCCTCAAACACAAGCCCATCTTAAAATGTATAGTAGTATGGACACTTTAGTTCCGTATACACAATATGCAAAAGATTGTTTGGGGCAATATAATTTAGAGTCGTCAGATCCAATTGGTGTTGGTGTAGATTCAGACGTCTTTAAACCGATTAATAAAGAGCGGTGTAGGGAGCAATTAAGACTACCAAAGACCGGTACGGCATTTGGCTTTATAGCACGCAACCAGCCAAGAAAACGCATCCCTGAACTTTTTTCGGCATTAAGAAAGTATATTGATAAAACTAATGATAAGTCGGCTTTTTTAATACTTCATACAACATTCCCAGAGAGAAATGTGGGGTGGAATATACCTCAACATCTTCTAGATTATGGATTAGGAGATAATGTATATTTTACTTATAGGTGTGAACAAACCGGTCAATGTTTTATGTCTAAGTTCAAAGATATATTAATGCTGTCTCCATTTACTGGGAATTACACAGCAATACACAACAACTCAAGTATATGCCTAGAGGAATCTTATGTAGCTATGCTTTATAACGCCATGGATTTATATATTCAATGCGCAAACTGCGAAGGGTTTGGCGTTCCAATTATTGAGGCTGCAGCTTGTGAAACTCGCGTACTGTCTATTGATTATTCTGCTATGGGTGAAGTAACTAGAAATGTTGGGGGCGATGTAGTTAAACCAGCGGCTCTAGAATATTGTATAGACATTAAAACCGAAAGAGCTGTAGTTGACACAGATGCACTATGTGATAAAATGGTAAACTATAAGTCTATGAAACGGGCGTCTAGAAAAAAGGCTATTGAACATTATTCTTGGGATAGTATTGTTCAAAAATGGGAAGTTTTAATAGATGGCTTAAAACATAATAATTCTAATTGGGATTGTGAAGAAAGAAAACAAGAGGTGATAAATATTGATGGTGGTAAATACAGTCCCACACAGTTTGTTTTAAGCGTTTCTGATAAAATCCCAGAATGTATGGGAATGGATGATTTTTCAGAGATAAATAACGTAACTAAAGCATCTATGACGGGTCAAAATAGCGGTGCCTTTATGACAAATATTGTTAATAGGTATGGAGCGTTGTTACAAGGTTTTCAAAAACATGAAATAGCCCGCCTTAACAATGTCGAAGAAAAAAGCTGGATGAAATAACATGAGTAATAATACTAGTTGTAAAAATTGTGTATTCTCCGAAAAAAATAAAGGAATACAATGCGGCTGTTTGGCTCAAGATATATCTACATTTAATATTCAGGTCATAAACAATGACTATGAATTAATAGAAAGATACTGTCAGTATAGAAGGTCTTCTTTAAATGGTAAGAGTACCGACGAGGCTCTTAAAGAGGTTAGAAAACAAATCAGGTTCAATTATACATTATTTACTGATATCTCCATACCAAGTGAGGCTATTGATATATATAATAGTGTGTATAACGGACATGGAGAAGTTCTACCTAATAAACTAGTCGTTTTTGTTGGTTCTTATGCTGGTATTAATGACGATATTGTTTTAGCCGTAAGAGGCAGACCAGAGCTTAATATATGTGTAGTTAATCCAGTACAATTAGAAAACATCCCCGGATTAGTAATGTCGCAAAAACCAAACACATCACACAGTGTTTATTTAGATCGCAATCTTATTAAAGATGTCCATATGTCGTTTTTTGAATGGTTGGATATCCAAATCAACGATAAGGCGTTTAGGTTTAAAGTATTGTTTGGAATAAATTCATTTATAATCCCTAATATTATCTATAAGACAACAGAGCTTAATGCTAAAGAAATATTAAAGTTGGGGGAAAAAGATAAGCAGTCAATGTCCTTTAAATCGCTTTACGATAAATTTATTAATTTTTACGAGTGGGACAATGGC